CTCGTAACTTTAGAGAATGTCATTTTGAATACGATTGGAAAGTTGCTGCTAAGTACAACAACAATTATGCCAAGTTTATTTCTAAAGAAAAGTTGCGTATTGGGGAAGATTCTGACGAATTTCAAATGTCGTATTGCAATAGATGGATGCTTGAAAAGGGAATGTTTGTTACTGAAGAACGGTTAGAGCGGTTGTACGACCCTTCCATGCCCATGGTTAAACAATGGTGGCGTACTCAAGTTGTTGTTGGTATTGACGTAGCTAGATCTAACGACTCAACAGTTGTGACGGTTGTGTGGGTTGATTGGGACCACCCGGATCCTTTTGGCTTTTACGAGCATCGAATCCTTAATTGGCTGGAAATCCATAATGAGGAGTGGGAGCAGCAATATTTTCAAATCATTGAGTTTTTGCGTAATTACGAAATACTAAGAATTGGAGTTGATGCCCAAGGAGTGGGTGGGGCAGTTGCCGAGCGTCTGCAGATCTTGTTGCCCCAAATTGAAATTATTGCCGTAGCGTCGGACTCAAAAAATCAAAACGAACGGTGGGTGCATCTTACCGAACTTATTCAAAGAGAACAGCTGGTCATTCCCGGTCACTCTAGAGCGCGGCGTTCTAGGATGTGGAAGCGTTTTAATCAACAAATGAACGACCTTGAAAAAATTTATCGAGGTCCGTACATGTTGGCAGAAGCCCCTGATGAAAAAGGCGCATTTGACGACTACCCAGATTCACTAGCAATAGCGTGTTCCATGACCATTCACGACACCTTACCCACCATCCAGGTATCAGAAAACCCTTTCTTTAATTAATGGTATTCTTGAGTAACACGTCAATCTAAGGAGTGTTACATGACAGTTTCACCTGCCCCAATGTTCCCTGAGCGAAGCCGAGACGAGATTCTTTTCGAGCGCTCAATGGCCCCGAGCATCCCGATGAATAAGGGTCCCCTCCGCTTTGAGGAGGGTGTCGCAACCGACACCGACGTTCCAAATGACTTTGCAGTCGGCGCGTACATGGACACTGCCCCATCACCAAGGCGTCAAAACCACAACAACGCGGAAATGTTCTACAAACACGCCGCAGACACCATGCGCGAGCGAGCACACGTAGGTTCAGCTTCCTGGATTGAAGCGCCGTCAGTGCTTAGCGAGTTTGTTGAGGGAGCAATGGCTGGCGATGGAATGCCGCAGTGGGAGTACTCTTACAACGATGGCGGCCACATGAACCGCCCGAACCCCACGGTTGTTTCTGACTAGCTATGGAAGGCGGCGCAGACACTGGCGCCGACATTGGTGTCAGCGAGGCTGATGAGCCAACTGATCGGCTGACAGACACGGAAGACCTGCAGTCGGGTATTGCCCAGCGCTACGGTTTATCCCCGCAAGGTTATTACACCCCGGGTGTCTACAGTCCTGGGATGTATCAAAGCCGCATTAATGCATTTAACGCAGTTTTTCAAGTTGCCCCGCCGCCCAAGGTTCGGGAACGTCGACATCCTTTTGTTTTGACTACATTCCTTAAAAACGTACTTGGGGTAAATACATATCAGCCAACCGGGTATTCTGTGCAAAAAAACCTTGCCGGAGATGGTAATGATAATCAAATCATATCTTCAGTGCAATTTCAAAATCCAATAGATACTTTTGGTCCTCAAAAACCAATACTTGATCAAAAGAAATCCAGCGTGGCAAAACCTGAAGAAGTTGGCCGACTGTTGCAGGAAGACGATCTTCGTCGTCGTTCTATGCATGTGTCGGAAGGTAAAAAAGATAAATACGACTACCCAATAGGAGAATAAATATGGCACGTAAGAAACCGTTGACGGACATTGTCAACTCTGTAAGTGAATCTGAATACCGAGCACTTCTTTCTACTTTTGAAGGGCAACGTAAAGTTCAAAACGATTGGGATTTGTTTAAGAGCTCACAGACTTCTCGTGGTGGCGCTGGATTGCAGATGATTAGTGGTTCTCAAGGTCCGGGACCAAGAAGAAGAGCTTGGCAAAATACAAAAATTCTAAAAAATTTAGAGCACCCAGACCCTCGAGTTAGGGCCACGCATCAAATGGGAATGTCTCTTGCTCATGCAGATACTAGTGGAATTTTTGACTCCTGCTCTGGTTGTAGGACACCAGAGTGCACAACGTTATGCAACGCCGAAAGCGGCCATGCTGGCATAGGGTCACCAGAAAACAACGCCGTAATCCAAGCGCAAAAGATTCGTTCTGCATATTGGGCAGAGAATCCACAATATGCCGGAGCGTTGGCAATTATGGAATCTCGCAAAGGTGCTAGATTAGCGCGATCTTCTGGAATGATTCCTGTTTTGCGAGGAAACATGTGGTCTGATGTTCCGTGGCATCAAACAACAATGGCTGGTCCGTGGATTCACGACTTTAATATAAAAGGTTCTCGTGACAATGAAGCCATTGGATTGGCTAAAGCTTACCCGTATCTTACGCATTCAAACTACACAAAACAAACAATGAACAGAGTGTTGCGCCCCGGTGAGCGCGAGTTTGACTACGATGTTCCTGCTAACTACAGGCTAACTGGAAGTATTAGCGAACAGACCCCTGTTGAACGCGTGCGTCAACGAGTTGACGCGGGTAAAACAGCACAGGCTGTTGTATGGGCAAAAGATGGTCAGAAAAAGCCAAAACAATGGGACATGGTTGACCGCCATGGTAACCGCCAAACTTTTTCTACTTACGATTCGGATACCCATGATGTACGTTTCTTAGACGAGTATATGGGTCATGGTGGAAAAGTTGGGTTGCTTCGTCACAAGATTACCCCTGGGTTTAGACGGTCTGGATATAAAGCTGGCCCAAGTAGTTTTATTCGACCACTTAACCCAGATGCTTCAATTGGATCTGCGGAAGGTATTCCCACTAAATACTCCAATGCTGTTCCAATAAACATTCGTAAAAAGGGACGACGTGCATAATTATGAATGAGGCGATTTGGATTGCAATAGTAAGCACAACCATTCCATTGTTTGGTGCAGGTATTGGTTATCTCATTAAGTTTGTGATTGATTTTAGACATGAAAACAAAGTTGACCATGACGTTGTAATGAATGAAATAAAAAATGTTAAGAGAAGCGTTGACAAAGTAGGCACTCGACTAAATGACCACATTGAGTGGCATGTTACGAAAAAGTAAGTTATGTCAGTTTTAAAAAATATTCTTCTTCGTATGCTTGCGACATTTGCCGCAAGCGGCCTTGGGATTATTGGCGCTGGAACTATTGCCGGAGTTCCTGTTTGGAAAGCCGTGTTTATGGCGGGAATTGCTGGTGTAGCCACGGTGGCCGAAGGTTTGGCTCGAGAATTTCTTGATGACGGAAAACTTGACACGGATGAAATTAATGCTGTTTTTGCAAAGGTGGACAAAAAAGCTCCAAAAGAAGAGGTTTAATGAAAAATGTCGTTGTCGTTTTACTGCTGTTTCTTGCTGGATGCGGATATGACGGCCACTATAGATACGAATGCCAAGATCCTGAGAAATGGGAAGAAGAGGCTTGTAACCCTCCTTATTGCAAGGTAGATGGCGCATGTTCAAAAGACCTCATTGATTTTGATTGGGAACAGGAGACAGAAGAATGAAAGATAAGCTTACCTCAGAAGACCTTGACGCACGACTTAAGTTTATCGTAGGTTGTGTATTGGCTGGGGTGTTGTTAATTACTACCACAGGGGTTTTGTATGCATTGGTGTTTGTAGCTCAACCAATTGGGGTTCAATCAGAAAATGATAAAATGTTTTTTAGCGTTTTGTCGTCAATTGCTACCTTTATTACCGGCACTCTTGCTGGTTTGATGATTTCTACTGGCCGCAATCGAGAAGATGAAGAAAGCACTACTACTGAGGATAACAATGTCTAAGGTTGCTTGGGACTACGTTGTTCCTGTAAAACTTCCCGATGATCTAAAGGGTGTTGAGCCGGGCAGACTTCCCGATTCGCTGTTGCGCCCAGCCGTTGGTGGTGGCAAATTGCATTGGATTGCGGCTGCTGCGTGGGCGGCGATGGTCGAAAAAGCAAAGGCTGATGGTGTTGAACTGAAGCCCGTTTCGGCTGGCGATACCTATCGCACGTATGATGCTCAACTTGCGGCGTTTAAACAACGCTACACAAAAAAACCAAACGGCAATGCAACGCGAATGTTTAACGGTGTCAAATGGTACAAAAAAGACCCCAAACTTGCCAGCCTTGCCGCGCCTGGAACATCTCAACATAATCTTGGTATTGCTGTTGACGTGCATACTGCTTCTGAAACAAAACGTCTTAAATGGTTGATTGATAACGTTAAAACTTTTGGTTTTAGTTGGGAAGTTGTTCCTGAAGAACCGTGGCACATACGATATGTAAGCGGTGATGACGTTCCTGCTGCGGTTAGAGAGTACATGGATGTAAACAAAATTGAGTCCCCAAAATAAAAAAACGATACCGTAAACTGGTCAAGGAATTACAATGATATCTTGTAAGTTGTCAACAATCTGGAGCACAATGTGGACACGTCGTCGTTGTTGAATGATTTAACAAACCAGTCAAAGGAAGTCAAATATTACCCTTGCAAAACGGGTAGATTGATTGAGGCACTAACAGGAGACGAGCATGCGGCCTTGGTAAAAGCCATTGACCTTATTCGTTTGTCACGTTTGCACGGTAAAAACAGGTCGCATAGTAGTGTGTGGCTTGCTAAAGTGTTGCGTAAGAACGGATACTCAATAAGTGTAAGTACCATACAACGACACGTAAACAAGGAGTGTTCTTGTGACCAATCTGAAGAATGATTTGAACGAACCAGAAAAACGTGAAAAAGTTATTGGCGACCTCTTAGAACTGTTAAAGCGGAAGAACATTGACGTTGCCGACATTGGGGACGTAAGTCGTGTTTCCATTTACCAATCGCTGACAAAGGACAAGGACGGCGAAGCAACGGTACACGACCTTGCAGCAATTCAATTTTCACCAACATGGGACAGCGGTCCTAAATGGCCCGTTATTCAACAAGGTTCTGCGATAAAACTTTTACCTAAAAAATCACGTACGCTTAAAAAAACAAAATTCAAAAAGTGCGTTGTGGTTCCAGACGCGCAACTTGGTTACTACCGTGGTCATGATGGACATTTGGAACCAACACATGACGAACGTGCAATTCAGATTGTCCTTCAATTAATTCGTTTTGTAGAACCAGACACAATTGTTTGTGTAGGTGACAATCTTGACTTTCCTGAAATGGGTAAATATTTAACTACTCCTGCATATCAGCAAACTACGCAGGCTTCAATAAACAGAGCCACCCTGCTGTGCGCCGAACTTCGTGATGCTGCGCCGTATGCAAAAATTGCATGGCTTGCTGGTAACCATGAAGAACGCATGCCAAAATATCTTCTTACCAACGCGGCAGCGGCCTACGGTCTTCGTAAAGGAAACGTCCCCGAATCGTGGCCCGTTTTAACCGTTCCGTATCTGTGCCGCATGGACGAGTACAAAATAGAATACCGCCCTGGTTACCCAGCATCTGACTATTGGATTAACGAAAAACTGAGGATTATTCACGGTGACCGTGTAAAATCCTCTGGTTCAACTGCACACGTTTACCTAAACAATGAAAAAACGAGCGTAATTTATGGACACATTCACAGAATTGAAACGGCGTTTAAAACAAGGGAGGACTTTGACGGTCCTCGCACTATTATGGCTGCTTCTCCTGGTTGTCTTGCTCGCATTGATGGTGCTGTACCGTCTACAAAAGGTGGTGTTGACCTTGACGGGCGTCCGATTGTTCGGTATGAAAATTGGCAGCAAGGAGTAGGAATTGTTACGTACGAAGATAGCAACGAACATAAGTTTTCTTACGAGGTAATGCCAATATACAGTGGGTGGAGCATGTATCGTGGTGTTGAATTTATTGCCAAATAAGCATGACAACTATTGTCGGTATTCAGGGAGACGGTTTTGCGGTCATTTGCTCCGACTCGCGCATCAGCGTTGAGCACGACAACAGTTATCAAATTGGAACATTGGGAGAAGGTTCTGGAAAGGTAGTTCAAAACGGCAAATATATTATTGGTGCCGCTGGTGATGTGCGGGCAATCAACATTTTGCATCATGTGTTCCAACCACCTGTTCCTCCTCAAAACATTAAAGGTAAAAAACTAGACCAATTTTTTACTTCTAAATTTATCCCATCGTTGCGCGAGTGCTTTGATTCGCAAGGGTATTCGGTGCCAGACCGTGACGATAAAGAACATATTGCGGAACAAGGCTCGTCAGTTATTGTTGCTATTAATGCTCAAATATACGTAGTTGAGTCCGATTATTCGTGGTCATCGGAATTGTCGGGGTTGTATTCGTTGGGCAGCGGAAGTCCCTATGCTTTGGGAGCCATGACGGTATTAATTCGTAACAAAAAACTAAACACAAAACAGGCAAAGAGTGTTGCTCTTCGTGCTTTGGCTGTTTCGTCTAAATACGATTCGGGAACTGGTTCCCCCTATCAAACTTTTGTGCAAGTGCAAAAAACAAACACAAAACGACGTAAAACGGTATAATTGACGCAACTACCGACAGGAGAAAATTATGCCTAAACAGAGTCTGGTGCTGGCCGACACAGCGACTAAGGGCGGAGCGCTTGGTATCGTGTCTTTTTTGTGCTCAGAGTGGAACATTGACCCTGCGTTTAATGTAATCATTGTTCCAGTCGTTTTGTACTTGCTGCATGCCGCCAGCACGTGGTTTGGAGACCCGACGGTTGCTAACTTTTTTGTAAAAAACGAAGACATTTTGAAAGCCGTTATGAAAGAAACCATGGCAAAGCCAACCTCTGTTACTACCACAAAGAAGGTTGTCAATAAGAATAAAAAGAAGTAACTAATAAATGGCAATTGATTTTTGGTCTCCTTCTTATCGCGCCGCCGCCAGCGACTTGACTGTCGCCATCAGCCCATTGGGTTTGGTGGAACTTGCTGATGAAGAGTTCGAGGTTCACGGCCCCCGCTTAAACCGTTACTCGTCTGCGTGGGCTTGGTATTTAGGACACCATTGGGCATACCGTCGTGAAATAGGTGAGTCGTCGTTTTACCTTAATTACGTTCGCACAATGGCTGACTACATCATTAACTTTTGTTTTGGTAAAGGCGTTCAGTTTAAATGTCCCGAACAAAATACGGCAATCATTCCTCACTTGTTAGATGATGTATGGAACGGGCATAACAACAAGCATAAAGTTTTGTGGGAAATGGGACAATTGGCTGGCGTTACTGGGGACTGTTTTGTCAAAGTTGCTTATGAAGAACCTTTTGTGGATACTGTCGGCGTTCCCCATGAAGGTCGTATTCGTGTAATACCTTTAAACCCCGCACATTGTTTCCCTGAGTATCATCCACATGACCGTGACCGTTTGTTGAGGTTTAAATTGAAATATCGTTTTTGGGGAACTTCCGCCGAAGGAACCCGTCAGGTTTACACGTTTACAGAAATTTTGACAGATGAGATGGTTCAACAGTTTATTAACGACGAACTAATTGACGAATATCAAAATGCAATTGGTTCCGTGCCAGTCGTGCACATTCCTAACGTCAGCATTTCTTCGTCGCCTTGGGGACAATCCGACATTTGGGACATTATTCCGCTCAACCGTGAGTTGAACGAAAAAATGGTGGAAGTGTCTGACATCATCAACTACCACGCGGCACCAGTGACAATCATTACTGGTGCAAAAGCAAGTCAACTTGAACGTGGTCCTAAAAAAGTATGGGCTGGTCTTCCAAAAGATGCACAAGTGTTCAATCTTGAATCTCGTGGAGAAATGGCTGGCGCTTTGGAGTATATTCAATTTTTAAAGCGCGTTATGCACGAAATTACTGGTATTCCAGAAACGGCCCTTGGTCAGTTTCAACCTGTTTCCAATACCAGCGGCGTTGCTTTGGCTATTCAATACCAACCATTGATGAATCGTTACTCAATGAAAAAAACGCACTTCACTAAAGGACTTGAGCGAGTCAATGAATTGGTTATTCGCACCGCTGCCATATTCCGCCCAGAAATGCTTGTGTACAACCCCCTTAGGGCGGCTCGTCCTGAGCGTGACCATTTGACCCAGTTAGACCCAGCAGACCCAATTACTTATAAAACAACTATTCATTGGCCTGAACCGCTGCCAGTGGATGTGCTTATTAAACTTAATGAAGTACAAGCCAAAATGGGCTTGGGACTTGAGTCTAAGCGCGGAGCCTTGCGTATTCTTGGAGAAGAGTTCCCGAACGAGAAGATGGAAGAAATATTTGAAGAACTTATGGACGACGCTATTGACCAAGGTTCGTTGACCATGCTTAATGCTCAAATCCAGTCGGCAATCATGCTTGCAACGGGTATGGTCCCAGGTGGTGGGGGTCCCGCAGCCACTTCCGCAGGTGGTTCGAACGTGTCGTCTACTGGAAATTCTGACTCTGGTACGCCTGGAATTGCGGTTAGTCCTGTAGAATCAGACCTGATGAACCAATTGGTAAGCAAGGCATATGGCGCAAGGTTTGCCCAACGTCGTAGCCCTGGTGAAGAATAACACGATTAATCACGCAAGTCAATACAAGCCAAACTAACGAGGTAAAACTTATGGCAAAGCAAGAACAGGATGAAGTTGTAATTCCCGTTGAGGCAGTTGAGTCGTTTAAAAACGAGGCCGCCGAAGTAACGGGTCAGCAACCGCAAAAACGGACTTTTACCGAAGAAGATGTGGAAAACATTCGCAAACAAGAAAAGGACAAGTTGTACAAAAAGATTGACGACGCGGACAATCGCGTTAAGATTCTTGAAGAACAATTAAAAACCATTTCTCAGGAACGTGAGGCCGCAGTCAAAGAGGCTGAAAAACGGGCAAAGGCCGAGGCAAAAGCAATTAAAGAAAAAGAGTTTGAGGAGTTGTCGGCAAAAGAATTGCTTCTTCGCCAAGAGGACGAATTTAATAAAAAAATCAACACCGTTGAGGCCGAGTGGAGAGCGCGTCTTGAGGAAATTGACCGTGACCGTCAGGCGCAGGCTGCGCTATTGGAAAAGGAACGTCGTCACCAAGAGTTACAAAATTACATTAACCGACGGATTCAGGAAGAACAAGAATACATTATTCCTGAATTGCTGGGTTTGGTTGGTGGTTCAACCGAAGAGGAAATTGAAACACAAATTAGCAAGTATAAAGAAGCAAGTTCTGCTATTCTAGAAAGTGTTCAAAAAGCGACGGCGGATTCACAAAGTCGTTTAAAGGGTGCGGGGGTTACAGCCCCACCTGTTGGGCCAATGGAAACTCAAATGGAGCAGCAAACGTTAACAGCCGAAGATATTCGGAACATGTCAATGGAGCAGTATCAGAAAATGCGTGAGAGACTCTTGAACGCACGTTCTTCACGGGGACGGTTTTAAGAAACCGTGTTAGAATAGATTACTAGCAAATAGCAACTATCCACGAGAGGATTTTCAATGGCACTTCCAGCACCAGCAGGTGGCTCAATTACAGGTGCAAACCTGGCGGCAATCACGACAACTGGTTACTCGTCCGACACCACTTTGTCACCAGCAATCCAAGTTATTTGGAGCAAGGAAATCTTGTTCCAAGCAATGCCCGTTCTGCGTTTTGAACAATTTGCAGTAAAAAAGACTGAACTTGGTGTTATGCCTGGTCTTACTGTCAACTTCATGCGTTACACCAACCTTTCCACCAACGCTTCTGTTGGCGCGGAGTTGACTGAAGGTGTACGTTTGGAACCAAACGCCCTTTCTGCTTCGCAAATTCAGATTACGGTCAAAGAGCAGGGCAACGCGGTTGCCGTCACGGAATTGCTGTTGAATGCGGCGTTTGATGACGTCATGGCATCGGCTTCTCGTCTCCTTGGTCGTCACATGGCGCAGTCCATGGATATTCAAGCACGCAACACGCTGTACGCTTCAGGAGTCCCCTTTGGTGGCGGCGCTGCGGTTCCGCCGAGTGTGGTCTTTGGTCGTTTGACCAATGGTGCAACTCGTGGTTCTGTTGCTCCGTACGAGTACAGCGCTGCTGGTAGTGCAAGTGCTCCTGGCTACCTGTCGCCTGCAACCATCAAAGACGCGGTTGAGGTCTTGGCTGGTCAAAACATCCCGCGCTTGGGAGATACTTACGTGTGCTTCGTTCACCCGTCGCAGAGCCGTTCGCTCCGTGACTGGCCTGAGTTCATTGAAGTCACTAAGTATGCCGCTCCTGGCAACTTCATGTTGGGTGAAATTGGCCGCCTTTATGATGTTGTGTTTATTGAAACCACGCAAGTTCTCAAGGGACCGAACGGCTCAGTTGACTTGGCACCGAGCACTGCTGGTGTTCAGGACCCGACTGCTGATTCATACAGCGCCATCATGATTGGTGACAACGCCTTTGGTCAGGCAATTGCACTCCCCGTTGAACT